CTAGAATCGGAGCGTACTTGGATTTGTACTGCCATCTCTTTCTCCTGTAAAAAATTGCCCTCGATGAATACAAACAAGTACGTTTTGGAGGGCGTACCTGTCTATATTGCATCGAAGGCAACGGTCTAATCAATTTTATCTATCACGGGAGCAGACAATTCTCCGATGGTAGCGAGCACAATCTCAATAAAATGAGCAGGGGCTTGCTTAGAGCTTCCTTCGTTTAGATACTGAATATAATTCGTATCATTAGTTAGGTTAGCGTAAGCTTCCCCATTTTGATCTTCCAACATTTCTACCTGCCACCTGGAAGCTGCGTAACCCGTAAGTTTAGGGGTTGTTGCAGCCAGATTACGTCGAGCAAACTCTGCACGCTCTTCTACGGTATTGCCGGTAAACTCTTTGACTTCTTTTCGGATGCGTCGCATCTCTGCCTCGAAGTCTACTTTGGCAACTAATCGTATTGAGGCCATAATTTAATCCACGGTTGGGTTCCATTCATCTCCGCCTACACTCTTAACCTTAAGGAAGTGTACGAAGGACATAGGGACAAGTGATTTACGAGATTGAAGTCCCTTATGGATAGTATCCAAGGATTCAAATAGTTCGTAAGGTTGTTTCTCGACGCCATTACTCCGCATAATCTGTGCTGTACGGAAGTCTTCGCGCCAACCAATGGGTCTTTCTTTGAAGAACTTAAACCACCCTTGCACCTCTTCGTAGGGCATGTCATCCATAATCTGGTAGACAGGCATACGGAGGAATGAGGCTAGCTCATAGAGTGATAGTTCTTCGTCAGTTAGTTTCCCTCTGCGGGTGCTTCACCACTGGTGTTGGCCATACCGGAGAACTTTACGATCTCACCGGCAAGTAGGCCTTGGTCTTCTAGAGGCCAATCATCAAATTCTGCGTCTGTAACATCCTTGGCACCTTCAACGGCTGAGCGTAGAATCATGCGGATATTCAGAACGTTTTGGTCTTCACCGTCTTTAGCGGGAGTACTGTTCATTACCTGTAGCGCCTTAATCTGTGCAGTTGAAAGCTTACGAATCGTAACTTCATTGCCCAGGAAATCGGTCTTCTTTGTAACTGTCTTACCTACGAGGTGCTTCATAATTAATCCTTATTATTTCTTATCTGTAAACAAATGCTTATTGGCTTCTTGAAAATCATCCATCCACTTACGTACTGTATGCAGGTTGGACAATGTAGCCATAATTTCTGTACCCATCTCTGAGTTCTTTTCAAAATCCTTAAAGCGTTCAAAGCTCTTTCGGATACTGATATCAACACTTCGGCGCATATGTCGGAAGGTTGTCTTCATAACAAATGCACCACTAAATGGTGGTAGTTCAGCGGGGTTATATTCTTGATCCATATTAATACTTTCTATAGTAATAGTATCAATATTAATATAATACCTAATATACATATGGTATAGTAAGGGTTATACTAATAATGATACTAATAACTAATATCATTATAGTAATACCCGGAGGGCGGCGGCTAGTGCTTTAGCGTCACCGGGTATTTCTGGTTAATTACGCATATGTCACTGGACCGAATAGCTCGGTAGCCAGAGAAATGGTAATGCGGGCGGTGTATGAGTCGGTCAGTGATGGAACCACCACGAATGACTCGAACTTACCTGCGAAGTTGAACACGGTATTTTGCACGCCAGTTGAACCAATGCCGGTTGTGGCGGTTTGGAGCAGGTTGACGGGCTTGATATTGCACATGGCAATTTGGAAGGCGTATAGGTTACCGTCATTCACTAGGCCAACTAGGTCTTCCATTTCTGAAGGAACGTAGTTGATTGTGAATTCCATGGTGCTTTGGTCTGCTTGACCTGACACTTGGAGTGAGGACTTTTGACCGTAGACAGGAACGTTAACGATGTTAGCTGGGTTACCGAACTCAGGGAATTCACGGATACCTGGGACGCGAGTTGGAGCAGTTGCAAATAGAGCAACTAGTTCAGCTTGGGTGTCCATGGTGCCGATAGCGCCGGGAGTGTCGTTAAAAGCTAGGCTGGTGTAAATACCAGATGTGAGTGAATTAATGTGAGCCATTCTATTCTCCGTAATAATTAAATTTAATCAAGTAGTCACCACGAAATAGTGATGAATCTTGTGGGTCAATACCCTTGATATCCATAGAGCTCGACGCAAAGGTCGTGCCATTGCTGCATTTCTTGTTCTGCATAATCAAATCGATCTTGTCAGCAATATCGAAAAGCTCTTTATGTCCGCTTTCAGTCTTTACAAAGATGGCTAGAATCACATATCCACTTAGGGTCTTCTGACTATATCCAAAGTTATTGAACTTAGAACTACCCGGAATGATACTCAGTCTGGCCACAGGGGCTGAACCTACCTCAATCTGCATAGCGTCTGGGACAATGTTTAATCCAGTAATTTGGGGCATCAGTTCGTAGATATCCTTTCGAATATTATCGTACATATTAGCTCCTTACTAGGTCATAGATGACAATAAAGTCACCTCGACTTACTAGATTACAAGTATACGTAACTCCAGCGATAACTACCGTTGTATAGGCAGTATCAGGAAGTTCGCGCATCTTAACCATGAATTGTGTCTTAGTTACGACTTGGCCATCCACCTTAGTGGTGCGGTCATAACGATAACCACGAATAGAAACTGTGCTCTCAGTAGCTACATTAGTACTGGAAGCAAAATTAAAACTCGTTGGATTTTTGATAGTGAAAGTAGCATCTAGTAGAAGACTATCAATCCTCTTAAAGGCTTTCTCTACGCCAGCTTCTACTCGGTCTTTCAATGACATAGCTTACCTCCATGACCAGCTATTGCTTGTGCTTACGCGTAACAGTAGAGGTTTCAGAATTGTATTCACGCTAGGATTGATCCGAGGAGCGGCTTTATAGTCACTGCTAGAGTCTTCAATTTCAATTGGACCTACCTTGATCCGCTCAAACGTTTGTTGAGAAACATCAAGGAGGTTTTCATTTAGAAGCAGATGATAGGCTTGTTCGCATGTAGCATCTCTAACTCGTTGTGGGTACTCAGAGCTATTAATAGTTACTACAGTGTTAAGCCTAGGATCGAAATAAGCAACTTGAGCACGAGGCCAAGCTAAGCTCTGGGATGAACTGAGGGCTTGACCGATGAATCTGAATTCATTGTCAATGATTCGAGTAGCTGTCACTAGGGCAGCACCCTTATCCGCAGGCGTAGACGTATCCCAATTATCAGAATCAATCCGATCGTTGAAATACGCATCCGCTTGAGCCAATGACAAATAGCAGTTTAGTCCAACAGTAAGTGCCATCAGTTCCTCCTAGATATTAAGCGTGGAGAATAGGAAGGATACCTAGGTTTAGGTAGCCAAGCTTACGAGCCCATGAACCAGCAGTACCGTAGTTGGTGTTGGTTGCGAAGGCGGTTGTAGCGCCATTCCAGTCGTAGCCCCATGGATGAACCACGAAGCCATAGCGGTACCAGATGTCGGTAGAACCGCCACCGTTGTATGAACCAGCATGACGCTCAACTTCAACAGGCACAGGGATGCTGATTGGTGTGAAGCTGATAGCACCTGGCTTAACGATGAAGGTAGTCTTGGTAGACTGGTCATTCACGTTAGCTGAAGCGCCGTTGTTGCCTTGGGCAGCGCGGGTTAGAATCAGACGGAACTTACCACCGAAGATGGTTTGGAAGGTGAGGTTACCGTCGGTTACGACAGTGGTGTCAACTAGGTTAGCAGCGCGGAGTTCAGCAAGGTTCTCTGGGCTGGTGATCATGTACATGAAGTCAGGCTCATAGTCCTTGAATGCAGCACCGATTGCCTTGAATAGACGTTCACCGCGAGCGGCACCCATTGCTGAGGCGTCGATTAGCTTACGTGCTGAAGCAGCATCAGTAGCGGCACCACCGAATAGGCCAGCGGCGTTCAAGTCAATGAACATACCGGTGTTAGCGCTGTCAACGTTGGTGTCATAGGCAGTTACGCCGCCACCGAGGGAGACTTCGTATGCGGCCACGCCCTTTAGGGTAGCGAGGATAGCATCTGATTGGTCTTGTGTACGAACTTCATTGAAGTCACGTGCAATCTTAGCAAGGCCATCTTGACGTGAGATGACTTCTTGTAGGTTAACTTGTTGGCTACCGAAGGTGCGGATTGTCTTAATGTAATCAGCGATATCGGTTGCAACATCAGTGTAGGAGCCTTCAGCAGCAACGGTCAGTGAAGCCACGTTGATGTTAGGCACTAGGGGCTTGTACCAGCGCATTTGACCATTGAAGCTTTCGCCTGAAGTGTCAATGCGGGCGTCGGTACCAACGATACCGGTTGAGTCTAGCTTACGAGCATTGGTGTATGCTTCGTCGCTGTATGCAGAAATAGCAAGAGCTACGTTCTGAAACATTGCATGATTAATCATTTCTTATCCTTAATTAGTTTTATTGGCCGGGGAATTTAATACGACCTGCTGCAGCTAGTGCAAGCATTTCGGAAGATGACAACTCACTGGCCTTCTTTGATGGGTCTAGTCGGGGTAGGCCACCTGCTGGTGTACCTGCGCCTGAGCCACTATTTGTTTTGGGTTTAAATAGGAATTCATTGTTTTCATCCTTAGCGAATGAATTGACGGCGTCCTTAATTGAGACAC